AAAATGAATGGAAACCAACTTCCACTTTACTTTTTACATTCTCGCTTCTGTGAGATTGTTACGAATAAACTGTCCTCTAGACGACATTAAACTCTGTGAACCAATGTCTCCTAAAGACTTTAAACTCTAGAAACAAAAAATATGACAAGTACAACTTACGATATTGAGAACCGACGTGCTAGTAGTTCCGTGAATCTTACTGTGATAGACGCACAAGATGTGTCTGATCAGAAAACTAAGATGTCGTCTTTGGACCTGCACTTCCCTCGTGGGAGGGTTGTTGCAACCTTAGACAGCGGCGCTGAACGCACGTCAGAGTGGAGCGGAAACGCCAGCCACCAAACGCGATTTGAGGAAACTAAATACTCACTACTTGATATGCCACTGGATATAGGCAATGATAGTATCTGCCCTCTGGCCGAACCAGCAGAAGGACTAACAGAACTATCAGTATCATTGACTGCTAATCTCTTGCAGAAGTTTGAGAAATCCCAAAAGAACATGAGAGCTTTTCGCTCTTTACGACGCCCTCTGAGATATGAGAAGATTTGTGACTTCATACATGATGTGTATGGAAGGGCCATGGATATGGAATGCGATATGCTTTGTATTAAGCATGATTGTGTGCCACCTTTTCCGTTGTCCTCTTACCTCAGTGTATATGATGTACGCAGAATGCAGGATGGAAAGATCTCCTCGACTGAAGATCTTCCTGCAAGGTACAAGAAGTTATACACAAATTTTCCATTTGGATACGAAGATTTTTTGCGTTTTGCGCCATCTATGTATTCAAAAGAGAAGATGAAAAAGAAAATGACGTGCGAAGAACGTTGTGACTTCTCCCGTGTAGGGAAAAAAGCACATCGCCGCACAGAAAAAATGAAGCATGAACGTATGGCTTCAGAAAGGAAACATCCCGATATAGCAGATGAGCGTAAGGTAGCTCTTGCTGGAGAAGTCCAGAAGACTTATAATGCTCTTGCATGCAGAATGAGAAAGAAAAAAGGAATTGTTCCCGAATTTGATCCATCGTTGGCATCGCATCGCGTTAGAGAACGGATGCGTAAGAGTGCACACATAGACAATGTGCACAACACAAGGAAAGGAGTTTTTAAGAAAATCTCCAGGAAAACAAAACACGGGCCTTTTGATTTTGGCCAAGAAAAAGTTCTTGATCTAGAAGCAGACCAGGACTTTATGGAAAAAGTTGAGGAAGCTACTCATGAGATGGAAAGACTTTCAAATTTGATGAAAATGTCGTCGAGTGACGATGGAGATGAAGTCAGAGCTGAAGGGTTTATGGAATCGATGACATATGGGCGAGAACTTCTCAACGTTTTCAAGAATATTGTGTGCGAAAAAATTTCCTTGAAACTCGTGTGTGACACGAGTGCTTTCATATATATGTTGATGGTATCAAAGTCCCGTTCAGTAGCAATTGTGTCTCTATACACATATGCGTCAAGCTGTGGACTTGATCCTGACTTCATTCTTGACTATGTCAAAGCATATGGTGCTGAATTGACTGAAATCATACGTGCTTTCCCTGAGATTGCTAAGATGTACTCAAGTGAAATCCGAGCAGAGGCTGATGTTGAGATGCCCTTAACGGACTTTTTCACTACAGCTAGATTCTGGGTAGCACACTTGTATTCGTCAAGAGTGTTCACAATGATTCGAAATTTTGTGTTGGGCTGTGTTGCAATGCAATGGATGTCGCCCGCAGCTGCAAAAACAGCTGTGAGGTATCTGGGAAAACCACATGGTGGTTGTGTCCTAGATATCATGTCACATATTTTGAATTCTATCGGAGGATTGTTACGCATAGCCGATGATATCATGGCTGGAAAGCCAATAACAGAGGCAATGTTGACTGATGATCCGGTGAATACCGCAGAGCATGCTGCACGTAGTCTCCTTGTGTACAAAGACAAAATCTATGAAGGATTACCTATGGAAGGGTATATGGATAAATTTGAATTCATCAAAAAAGCCGAAGAGAGCATTCGCTCTCTTTCCGAAGCTCGTAAGATGATGCATAATTTGGACGCTAGAAAAGTCCACATGAACACCCTTATACTTGCTGTTACTGAAGCGCGTTTGAACGTGCTTGGTTCAGCAAAGAAGAATGCACGTTTACCACCCTTGGGTATTGTGTTACATGGTGATCCGGGTATTGGAAAAAGTCTCATTTACTGGGAAATTTTGAAGATATGGTCTGGTGTAATGGGACGCGAATTTTCGGAGTCTCATGTGTACACTAAGGACAGTGATCAATGGTGGGAGAAGTATCAACCCGGTAGTCAACCATACATACACTTTTCGGAGCTCGGTGGAGAGTCGAAAGAGCAAGTAACTAAACATGGTGACCCAATTGTCTCATCTTTGACTAGACTTCTTGATTCCCTTGCTTTTCCATGTCCTATGGCTTTTTCAGACAAGGGAAATGTTTATGCAACTCCAGAAGTTGTCATCATTGACACAAACAACCCCGACATGCATTTGGGGACTTTGCTTGACAATCCAGCTGCTGCACGCAGACGGTTTTTATACATTGAATTGTCAACGCTGAAACAATATAGGTTGCCTGATTCTACGGCAATCGATGTTGAAAAGTCTATGCAAGCTGACGGAGAGATGTTAGATAGGTACAAGTTCCGTGTTTACACTGAGCAACCATCAGCACACGCTCCAAAAAGGTTGAGTGAACAAAAGGCCGTTTTTACAACAGAGTCTTTAGATACCTTCCGTAATGAGCTAAAAGATTTCTTCGTGTACTTCAGAATGAAGATAATGGATTCTAAGTATGGAACTGAAGTGTGGAAACACGTTCGCGAAGAAGGCTACGATGCTCCTGAGAGTAAGCACTTCTCAAAGTTATCGCCTGCTACTGCTGCGTCAACGCGGCTAGCTATTGCTAAACGACGTTTGAAATTTGCGAGACAAATAGTATGCGCGACAACAAAAGACCACATTTTTGATGCACAGGTGACAGATAAGAATGTGAGCATTTTCCATACTGGACATTGCTCTCATAAGGAACTGTGCACATGTGAATCACCTCTTGAAGGTGTCAGCTCCGAATCTTTTTTGAAACTGTACACTATGGAAATGGTGCCTCTTATTGAGTTGGCGTATTACGGAGGAGACAAAGTAGAACGCAAAATTGGGCCTCTTACACAAGTACAAGATTCTACAACTACTCTCATGTATCTCGAAAATGTAGGTGGTTTGTATGATGAAGGAGAACTTCCATTGATGCTTTTACCAGAGATAAATACGGGAATTCCTGATGAAAAGGATGACAGTACATTTTCTAGTGAGACGGCTGAAGAAGTCGGAGCTAGGATCTTTGGTACGTTGAAAGATAGAGTGTCTCCTGTTGATACAGATGAGAAAGATCCAGATGTTGCACTTGCAGAGATTGTAACACAAGCTGAGGCCGATAAAAAGGCCAAGGAAGCTGTTGTGGAAATTTCTGTTGTTGACACAGATGAGAAAGATCCCGATGTTGCACTTGCAGAGATCGAAACGCAAGCTGAGGCCGATAAAAAGGCTAAGGAAGCTGAAGTAGAGGTCTCTGATGTTGAAGTGGATGAAGTTAACGCAGAAGGATTGGTATACGACAGGCGCGCAACGTTTAAACGTTCCAAAGAGTATCTTAAAGAGAAAATGGGACAATTGCACGCTTGGATAAAACCAAAAGTGGATGTACTACAGGATTACGCATGTTACTATGCCAAATTGTTCCTATTGCAAGTGTGGTACTCTGTCATCTTAGGATTGGTGGAGAAACCTCCGAGCATTGGAATGTTTGAGGTGTTCATCATGTTGTTCATGACTAAAAGTATAGTTGTTTTGTGGCTAGCATATCATGCTTTCTGGAGAGTCTTACATTACGTGGGATTGAGAAGAGCGATCTTTTTCGTTTTCTTTTCAGGAAAACACAAGCAACGTTACTTAGACTATTATGTGTCCAACTTGAGACATAGGTTGGAATACATGAATGGTAAGGCAGAACCATATTACAGATCCCCAGTCCTCGTGTCTGCGCTCGCAGCAATCGGAACGACTACAACACTATTGATGTTGAGCAAGAAGATGCTTAGATCAGAAGGTGACACTATGTCGGCACCGCGCAAAGAGGTAGAAGAAAAGGAATGGGGAGCGGATGATGATTACTCCAAACTGGCAAACAAGTTGTTGCCAGACACCTGGAATAAGATGCAGGTGGGGAAACGATCTCTACACACCTCTGGTGGGGACCAATTGAATGAATCAATACGCCGCAATGTTAGAATGGTCGAAGTACGATCTGGTGGACACATTGCCAAAACTCATATTTTGGGTCTACGCAAGGGATGTGCCATCATCAACAAACACAATTTCTTTGGTGAAGAAATTACTATATCCATAAGCAAGGATAGGAGTGCAACTTTTAGCCAAGTGCAAACCGTCTTTTTGAAGCGGTCGAATCTGGTTGAACTCTATAGTGATTTTTATGTGTTTGATGCTGGAATTTCCTTTGTTGATATCATGAAGCACTTTGCCCCTGACGACATATACGGACGCCTACATATGAAAGGATACTTCAAAGATAACAAAGTTGATGCAAAACTAGTGCGTGGAGAACGCACTGTTAACTCTGTTGGAGGAACTTACCATATTGGAAACCACTTTGAATATCGTGCACCCCATGGACTAGGGGACTGTGGTTATCCATTGATAGTTCAACGTGACGCTGGTTGGGTTATTGGTGGAATACACTCTGCGGGTTCAGCAGACTCTAACTTCTGTGTGGCAATACAGGTTTCCCAAGCGGGTCTGTGTGACGCACTTGAAGAGTTGGGTAGAAAGAGCCCTCTTACGCTTATTGCGAACTCAAGTGTTGACATCAAGGATATGAAAGATCCTGTCCCAAAGTCGAGCGTGTACTATGTTCCTTTTGAACGCCCAAATTATTATGGAAGAATGCCCGGACCAATAAAGATACATTCAAAATCTCGACTTACTAGCACTCCTTATGCTAGTAGTGTTGACAAACTTTTGGATAATTATGGCATGAAACCAGATGAAACATTTGGGCCCCCTTTGATGGAACCTACTGTCGTGAATGGTGAATATTTGAATTCATGGAACATAGGCCTAGAGAAAATGGCTGCGTTCCCACCTGCTCTTGACAGAGATGTATTGGGTACATGTATACAAGTGTATCTTGAACATATCAAGAAGACAATTGGTAATGTTGCTATTGCTCCTTATACGTACAAAACAGCCGTGAATGGCATTTTTGGTAATCCAAGTTCGAGACGGATAGATGTCTCGACTGCGGGAGGAACCAAATTTCCTGGTACGAAAGCAAAGCACTTGCCCCTAATTCCAGGGACAGAGGAGAGGAAAATGTCACCGGAATTGTCTGTTGCTGTAACAGAAAGGATGTCCAAATATGTTGAAGGATTTCACTACATGTTAATGTGTAAAGCATGCTTTAAAGATGAAGCTCTCCCCTCAGAAAAAGTGCGAACTGGAAAGACGCGTATCTTTTATTCTAGTGATTGTGACGATCTCGTCATAGGAAGAATCTTGTTGGGACCATTGTATGCTTTAATGTTGCACTTCAGAAAGGCCTTTGGGTCGTGCGTCGGAATAAACATGTTCAAGGAAGCAAGTACTATTGCTGTTGAACTTGAAGGTATGTGTATAATGGAAGGTGACTATAGTAAGTATGACCAGACGATGCCACTTGATATTGGCAGAGCTGTGAATACTCTATTGGTCAAATTGGCCGGTGATCTAGGGTACAATGAAGCTGCATGTACAGCTTTGAACGGATACCTAACCGACGAATTGTTTCCTTTTGTACACTTTGCCAATGACCTGTTTGAGATCCCGGGTCTGCAACCCTCCGGAAAGTATGGCACTGCCGAAAATAACTCTATTCGTGGAGTTTTGATGGTTTTGTACGCCTGGTATAGTATTGCGGAGACGAAGGAACATGATTTCTTCGAATGTTGCAAGATTTTTGTGTACGGTGATGATGTTTTGATTGGTATTGATGGAAGATTTAAAGACCATTTCAACAATTTTGTGTATCGAGATTTTTGTGCTAAACACTATGGCATGAAGTTCACACCTGCGTCCAAGGGGGCAGTCATGAAGAAGTTTGTGGCTCACTCGGACATGTCATTCTTAAAGCGAACTTTCGTTTATAGAGGTGACATAGGAATGTGGACTGCGCCAATATCCAGCAATTCGATATCGAAATCAATGAAGTGGTTTTTACCTTCAAAGTTTGAACCGTCATACACCCAATTGGCAAGTGCGTTGTGCTCAACTATGTGGGAAGTTTTCTTTCACTTTGATACAGAAGAAGAATTTGATTCTTTTAAAGCTGATCTGTGTGAGATGTTACCTGAGGATGTGCACAAAGAGTTTCTGAGGATGTGCCCGACGTGGAAGCACATTTTGACAACAATTACCTCTGATTGAGGTTAAAAAAAAAAAAAAAAAAAAAAAAAAAAAAAAAAAAAAAAAAAAAAAAAAAAAAAAAAAAAAAAAAAAAAAAAAAAA